AAAAAATCAAAATATCTGTAAAATTTCATTGCCGATTCATCAAGTGCTTCATTCAAGAATTGTTTAAATTTGATCATGGTATTTCCCGTAAAGATATTTAGTTGACTGTAGATCGACTGCTGTTATAATATGGCCATGCGATATCTCTCTGTCTGCTCGGGTATTGAGGCCGCAACGGTTGCTTGGCATCCGTTTGGTTGGGTTCCGGTAGGGTTCAGCGAGATTGATAAGTTTCCTTCTGCTGTACTGGCCCACCATTACCCGACTGTTCCAAACTTTGGAGACATGAAAAATTATGAAAAATGGGAAATCAAAGAACAAGTTGACCTCCTCGTCGGGGGCACTCCGTGCCAGTCCTTCTCTTTGGCAGGATTCAGAGGAGGACTCTCCGACCCCCGTGGTGGACTCATGCTCACCTATCTTGAGATCGCTAGGAGTTATCGCCCCAAGTGGATCGTCTGGGAAAATGTCTCCGGTGTCTTGTCAAGCAACGGAGGAAGGGATTTTGGTACCTTCCTCGGGGCGTTGGGAGACTTGGGGTATGGGTGGGCCTATCGGGTCTTGGACGCTCAGTGGGTCAGAACACACGGGCATCCCTTTGCCGTCCCGCAACGACGGCGACGTGTCTTCGTTGTCGGATGTCTTGGAAACCCAACCAGTGCCGCAAAAGTTCTTTTTGAGTCCCAAAGCCTGCAAAGGCATTCTAATCCGCGCAGAAAAGCGGGGGAAGATCCTACCAAAGATATTGCTAAGTGCCTTGCAGGAAGGCGCTGCGCTAGACTCAGAGAAGACGGAGACACCTACATTCCCGTCCCCTACGACCTGTTCAAGATCACAGAACCCCTGAACAAGCAGAGTCGTGGCTTTGGAGATCCTTGCCATACCTTGGCAAGAGACAATGCTTCATTTGCTGCCATCGTAGATGTTCCCTGTTATGGTGGGAATGATCCTAGTTGTTCTGATACCGTGACCAGCAAGTGGGCAAAGGGATCTGGTGGTCCATCGGGTGATGAATGTGGTTTGTTTGTTTCTGTTCCGACAGCGCAGACCACAAGAGTCAGAAAATTGACTCCACGTGAATGTGAAAGACTTCAGGGATTCCCCGACGATTATACTTTAATTCCTTGGCGTGGAAAATCTGAGTGCCCTGATGGTCATCGTTATCGGGCTCTCGGAAACAGCATGGCAGTCAACTGCATGGAATGGATTGGCGAGAGAATTATTGCCAACAATGCTTGACTGAGCTGCGTATATGTGTATACTCTGACAGTCGAATGGACCAACATCCCCCACAAATTTACTGGTTTGCTCTTTGTGTGTTTCTTCCTGTGATAACCATATTTGTGGGGGATTTAATCATCTACTTTATTGAAAAAAGGAATCGCTATGACTAAGAAGATTGCAAAGAAGAAGGTCGCCGTAAAGTCCATGCCGCAGCCCATGGTTCTCAAGTTGTTCCCTTCCAAGGGAGTATTGGGTGCAATGGTTGACATTGCCATGGTTGCCATTCTGATGTCTGGTGCCCTGATGATGGCTGTATCGGCCATTCTGATGGCAGGCAAGATCACGATCACCGCAGGTAAGTGATGGAACAAAACCCCCTAAACCTTGAAGATCTTGAAAAGCAGTATCCTCTGTGCTTTAAGCACAAAGGCTGCTGTATGTATGGGATTGAGATTCAGCCCGGTTGGAACAAGATTATTACTATTCTTCTTTCAAGACTTGAAGATCATCTTGCTGCCAATCCTGAGAAGTTTATCGACTGTGAGTTTCCGTTCCGCATAGATCAGATCAAGGAGAAGTTTGGTACTCTGAGATTCTATGTGAGTGGAGCAGCAAGCGACGAGATGATGATGGATATTGACGATGCAGAGGTTCAGAGCGCCAATACTTGTGAAGTCTGTGCAAAGCGCGGAGTAGTCCATGTGTCAAAGGGTGGCTTCTGGCTAAAGACTCTCTGCTCTGAGTGTGCAAAGGATGAATACATCCCCTACAACAGAAATATGATGCCATGAGTGAAAATTATCTCAATTACGATCCAGCGCAGAAGAGAGGAGATTTCTTGAGTGAAACTTGGCGCGATCCAAATAAACTGAAACTAAAAAACATCAAGGACGAGGATGTTGCATATGAACTGCGTGAACTTTCCAAGTACACCAGTCTCAGTCCCGAAGTTATTAATATAATTTGTCACGGATACGCTAGGATTTGTCAGTTGGAGCGGGAGCGCGACGAGGCGAGGCGGGAGGTGTGCAGGGATGAAGCGTATCGTCCTTCGTCATCACCGCCATGCACGGCAAACCAAGTTGCGAATCGGCGTGGATGGGATTGCTTCAAGGAGAATAACAATGCCTGATATAGATTCGAATGGTGTAGATATTCTTGATCGCTTATTGGCATTCAAGTATCGGTTCATGCAGTTTAGTGTGACCGAAGATGTATTTAATCAGGTGGTTGATTATATCAAAGAACTCCGCAGGGAGCGCGACGAGGCTAGGTTCGCTGCGGCATATCAGTACGCCAAGCACCACAATGGAAATGTGCAGAAATTGATGGATAACTTCTGTGAACTGAAAGGCTGGCAAAAGTTTCAGTTCTTTGTCGGTGATGATGACCATGCAAAGATGGAAGCGGATTCAAACAACAAGCTCTTTCGCACTACGGATATGGAGTAACGGGCATTAACTCAGCTTGGTAGAGTGCTTGCTTTGGGAGCAAGATGTCGTTGGTTCAAATCCAGCATGCCCGATTACTTGACAACATACATTGGTGAGGTATACTATAACTATGAAACAGCTTTTAAACAAACTAATGGTTCCCATGCTCATTCTCCTTGCCATCAACTTCGTTGGTTTTGTATTCCACAAGAACTATGAGGGTGCTGTGGTTGGAAGCGTAGTTGGAATGATTGTTGCTTTCCTTGCTCTTGAAATCAAGGCTAAGTACGAGTGAACTGGTCCCTTCGTCTAGTTGGTCTAGGACACGGCCCTTTCAAGGCCATAACATGGGTTCGAATCCCGTAGGGATCATTATGTCGGATAAAACTTTTTATGGAATGCCCATTGAGCGTTACAAGTGCCTTATGGAAGGCACAGGTCCTTGCATTCGTCTTTCTGAAGATGAGATGAAAGAAGGATGGCATTTCTGTGCTGAGTGGGATGACCTTCTCATTCATGCTGACTCTGACGAATTTCAATTTTGTAAATGTTCTCACATGAAAAAGTTTAAAACTCCTGAACGAGAACAAGCGTATAAAAATAGATGGAATAAACCAAATGAAGCACTTGACAGACTTGCTAGTCTAGATGAAGAATTGGGGTTACAATAATGACTTTACCATATGAAGAATACCATAGTTTAGTTGCTACAAAAAACTTTCTTTATGATCTTTTGAATCCTGCTCACACTCCTAAAGTTCCATCAGATGTGAGGGAACGAGCAGAAAGAGTATTGAAGCATTTTCCAATGCAACACAGACTTAATGAAATTTACAAAGATCATATTGATATAAATCGTTCTGTTTTAAATGAATATAAAAATGGTGGAGGATGGGGAAAGGGCAAAGATGAATAACGAAAATAAGTATTTTACTTACAAAGACGCACTGTTTGCTACAGCTGTGTTGTGTTTAACTTTTATATTGCAACTTATCCAAATGGAACGATTGGAAAATAGAGTTAAGGAACTGGAAAAGAAAGTTTTAGTAAATGAGTAAGCCATTCGGATATTCGTATTTTTTGGATATGTATAATTGTCGTGTTGGTGCAGCAGATGATCTAGAACTACACTACCGCTTTCTTGAACGAGTTGTTGATAAGATCGGTATGACCCGCATGAGTCAGCCTATTGTCATTCACGGTCCACCGAAGGATGGAAAAGAACTTTATCCTGATAAACTTGGTGTCAGTGCTTGGGTTCCTCTGATTGAAAGTGGTATTCAAATCCATTCAATCGAACCAAGCCGTTTCATTACTCTTGATGTATACTCCTGCAATAAATTTGACAAGATGATTGTTCTTGATTATGCAAGAGAATGCTTTGGTTTTAATCGCCACGAAGAGCATTTCTTTGTTCGTGGTATGGGGTATGGAAATATTGGATGAATATGGAAACCCGCAACCTTATTGATCACTATAAATATTGGACAGATGACGCGATCAGAGCTGATCTTGAGACTAAGCGCCATAACTTTTCTGTTATCTGCTGCAACATTGGTAACGATTTTAATATTGCAACCATTATACGGAATGCTAATGCGTTTTTGGCGAAAGAA